TAATCTCTAACGTAACAATAGCTTAATTATGATAAAATATTTCAACCTTCCAGTAACCGGATTGAAACCGGTTTTAGTAAACGCAAGCGAGGCTTTGTTTATTAATCAAACATCAACTACAGAAACTTTGATAAATTATAACGGAGCTTCTTCAAGTACAGATAGTATAAAGTTGACTCACGCTGCGGATTCAACCCAAGTGGCGATGCAGAATTTTTTAATAGGAGAATTGCAAAATTTGCTCTCATCCTCTTATACTAATGTCGCTCCTCTTTTGGCTCCCCCAATGGCTGTGGGCATTATTCAACTAGCTTAATATTAGCAAATAACTTAATTATCTAAAGAGGGGTCAACAAAAATTGACCTCTTTTTTTTTACTTATCTTTGTGTAAAAGAATAACAATGATAAATTCTGTACGGAATACAGTTTTAGCAATCCTTAATAAAAATAACTACGGGTATATTTCACCGCAAGATTTTAATTTGTTTGCTAAACAAGCGCAGCTAGATATATTTGATGATTATTTTTATCAGTATAATCAATTAATAAATCAAGAGAATGCTAGGATGTCTGGAACAGGATATGCAAATATTACCAAGGGCTATGAAGAGGTGATTGATTTATTTTCAGAAACTAAAACTCTTGCACAAAACCTACTTAATCAATACTTTTTGCCATCTCAAAGCACTACGGGAGATGACTACTATTTACTAAATAAAATATTATGTTCTAGCGGTGGTGTTTATCAGGGAGAGGCAGAAAAGGTGTCTAATAGTAAAATAACTCTTTTAAATGCTTCTAACTTAACTTCACCAACTATAACTTATCCAGCGTATAATTTGCAGGGTGCTTTTATAACAATATTTCCAGCTCAATTTAATGGAGCTACGGACATACAAGCACAGTATATAAGATATCCTAAAGATCCTAATTGGACCTATTTAAATGTGGCTAATGGAGAGCCTGCATTTAACCAAAGTAATGCTGACTTTCAAGACTTTGAATTGTCTCCAGATGATGAGACATCTTTAGTGTTTAAAATATTGCAGTACGCAGGTATGTCAATTAGAGATATACAAGAAGCGCAGTTTGGAGCAGAACAAGAACAAATGGAAGAACAAAAAGAAAACTAATGGCATACTTATCTGAATATCAATATTACGAAAATGCAGGTGCAACACCTACAAATGCTAATTGGGGGTCTTTTCAATATGTACCGTTAACTGATATAGTTAATAATTTTCTTTTAATGTATGACGGGAATCACTCGTTAGTTAATAATGAAGAGAGGTATAAGATATTATTTCACACTAAGCGTGGCATACAAGAGCTTAATTATGATGCGTTTAAAGAAATAAAAGCTTTAGAGCTTAAGGTGTTCGATGATCTCAAATTTATTCTACCCTCTGATTATGTAAACTGGGTTCGTATTTCTTTATATCAAAACGGCTATTTAAGACCTCTTACTGAGAACATACAAGTAAACTCAGCGGCATCCTATTTGCAGAGTGCTACAGGTACTCTAAGCTTTAATGCAGACGGTACAGTGCAGACTACAGCGTCTACTTTAGATACACAAAGAAAAAATGGTTCGCAACAGAGCATTTACTTAAACCAAAACAATTCTAATGATGCTTCTGATATTGCCTCTGAGAATCCAGATGCATGGAAAGATTATAATATAGGAGCTAGATATGGTTTAAACACTGAGACCGCTAATTTTAATCCAACCTTTAGGATAGATAAAAAAGCTGGTGTAATAAACTTTGATTCTACAATGGCTAATCAGCAGTGTGTTGTTGAGTATATATGCGATGGCATGGAAGGAGGCAATGATTCACTAGTAAGTGTAAATAAGCTTTTTGAAGATTACTTATATGCTTACATTAAATATGAAATATTAAATAACAAATTTGGAGTACAAGAATATATAATTAATAGAGCTAGAAAAGATAAAAGTTCTTTACTAAGAAACGCTAAAATTAGAATAAGCAATATTCATCCAGGAAGATTACTTATGAATCTAAGAGGCGAGAATAAGTGGATTAAATAAAATGGCAAACATTCAAAGAAATTTTATCGCAGGGAGAATGAATAAGTCTCTCGATGAAAGACTTGTACCAAACGGGGAATACATTGATGCTTTAAATGTTAGGCTAGGTTCTACCGAAGGTGGAGAAGTGGGCTCTGTTGAAAACTCCAAGGGTAATACTAAAATGACTAGTTTGCAGTATGAGCAAACCGCTAGTACTACAGGGGCTGTTTTATTAAGTTCACAAGCTAGATGTATAGGGGCTTATGAAGATGGACAGAGTAACCGAATATACTGGTTTGTCCATGACCCCGCTTATACTTTAGGAGAGACAGGAAAGATAGATATGGTAGTATCTTTTAATCCTACTACTCAAAGCCTTACTTATCATATAATAAGTATTGATGACGGATTTGGTGCTAACACTACTTTAAATTTTAATCCTCAACATTTAATAACGGGTATAGATTTAGTAGATGACTTATTGTTTTTTACTGACAACATTAATCCTCCTAGGTTTATAAATGTAACACAGAATTATCCCAATCCTTTTTATGACGTAGATGTTGTAACTGCGGAAGAGTTTATGGTGATTAAGAAGCCACCTATTAAGTCTCCTACTATTGTGTTAAGAAGTCAAAATAACAATCAAGATGATTTTTTAGAAACAAGGTTTATTTGTTTTGCTTATAGATATCAATATGCTAATGGAGAATTTTCAGCAACATCACAGTGGTCTGAACCAGCATTTGATCCAAATATTTATCAATATGATTTTGCAACTAATTTAAATGAAGGTATGTTAAACACCGTAACTGGTGTAGATATTCAATTTAATTCAGGTAGCTCTTTAGTAAAAGGAATCGAAGTCCTTTATAAAGAAAGCACAGATGATACAATTAAGATTATTGATAAATTATCTAAAGGTTTGCAAGGGTACGCTGATAACACAGAGTATACATTTACTTTTAATAATAGTAAAATTTTTACTGTTTTACCTTCCACAGAGCTTTTAAGACTATATGATAATGTTCCACTTAAGGCTTTAGGTCAAACCTTAATGGGGAATAGATTAGTCTACGGTAATTATATAGAGGGTTATGATTTAAAAGATGTTTTTAATAATCCAGTTAAATTAGAATTTCAAGCAAATTTAATTGCTGGAGAAGTTAGAAATACTTCATTAGTTTCAACTACTGAAAGTGGTGCATATACATTCGGTAGTTCTCAAAATATTTCTAATTCTGTAATAAAATTTAATTTATCATCTTTAAATGTTTTTACTGATCTTAAAGTAAATACAGCTTTAAGTTTCTCTTTTACGTTTGAGCATTCTCTTTATGATCCTACCACAGGTCAGCCAACAACTCAACAACAAAATACAAATATTCAGTATACGTATTTATTGCCTCAAAACTTCACTTCTATTTATGAATTAGTTGAGTCACTAGATTTTCAACAAGCTATAGGAACAGCAACTAATATTAAGCCTGTTTACGACGCCTCTAATCCAACATCTTGTTCGGGGTTTACTTTGACTGATACTGTAAATTGTTTAATTAATCCAACTCAAACCACTGCCTCTGGAACTGTTTATAAGTATGAAAGCGGAATAACGGCTGCAAACCAACCAATTAAAATAGTAGACAATACACCTTCGTCTAATTATATAAAATTACAATTACCTGCTATGCGTTATGTTAGTGACGTTGCTAATCCATCAGGAGGTTTTTACGAGTATTTTAAAGTTATTTCGGTTAGTGCTCAATTTAGTACTATTTCTAACCCTAAAAGCTTACATAGTAATAGAGGTTATGAAATAGGAGTAGTCTATATGGATGAGTTTTTAAGATCATCGACGGCTCTCGTAAGTCCAAACAATACTGTTCAAATACCGTGCGCTAATTCAACAACACAAAATCAAATACAAGTCACAATTCCTTGGGCTCAAAGAGCTCCTTACTGGGCTAAGTTTTATAAGTTTGTTTTAAAGCCTACAGTAGGCACTTATGAAACAATCTATAGTGAAACATTTTTTCAAGACCCTAGGTCTAATAGTGTTTTCTTTTTGCTAGAAGGTGAAAATGCTGCAAAAATTGAAGCGGGACAAAGATTAATAGTTAAACGAGACAGTGGTGGAGCTGTAACTCAATGCGTTGAGGCTGTCGTAATTGACAAAAAAGTACAAGCTCAAGATTTTCTTAAAATAAAAAATCCTGCCGACACAACAAATCCTTTTGATCCAAGTGTAGATGGCGCTTTTATAGAAGTTCCTGCTGGGCCTTATATGGAAATTGTTCCTAGCGGATTTAATTTAACCTCAAGCGAAGAGCCGGGTGGCAACAGAGTCGCTTACCCAGCCACAACATCAACATTTCCTCCTTTTAACAAAATGAGAGGCTATCCTGTAGGAAAAGCGCGAGTAAATATAATTAACCCCGATCCTAACACATCTTCTACGACTCCATATATAGACTATACCATACCTGTAAATAGTGTAATAACTATTAGAGTTTTTCAACACCGTGAAGGAGCGGAAGGAGGTTTTTTAGGAGAGTGTGAATACAGAAGAAACACATATACTTCAGGCGATTTGGTTGCAACTACTAATTATACTGATTTTAAATCTTGGTTTGATGGAGATAACATAGGAGATTTAATTGCACAAGAAAGTATTTTTGATGTTGGAAGTAAGTCTGATTCTCCTACGGTTACAAATATTTATAATTCCACTTTATTAACTGGTGGTGCAAATGAAAAAATTCCTGAAGAAACAATAAGTAATGCATTATTACCAGGCTATATAGATGTGGGGTTTGATAAAAATTATTATCAATTTTGGAGAAGTGATAATTCTAATGGGGGAGATAATTCTTTATGGTTTTTAGCTACAGGAACATTAAGCTGTACAAGTTCTGGAATATTTGGGGGCGGCAACTCTTCAAATTCTGAAATAGAAATAACAGTTGAACGAGCAAATCAAGGCGGAGTTGTAGTATTCGAAACACTACCTTCAGATGCATCTCCTGATATATGGTATGAGAATAATTTAAATTTTAATGTTAATACTAATGGAGAACATCAAGGAACACAAGCAAATCAACGTGTTCAAACTAAAAACTCTGCAATAGTTGACACAGGATTTTTTGATTGTTTTACTTTTGGAAATGGAGTTGAAAGTTATACCATAAGAGACTCAGTAAAAGGTGAAGCCTTTGCGCTAGGTAATAGAGTTACAACAACATCAGGACAAGAATATAAAGAAGCGCACAGGTTTGCGGATTTAACTTATAGTGGTGTATACAATGATGAATCAAACGTAAATAAACTTAATGAGTTTAACCTAGGGCTTGTCAACTACAAAACTTTAGAAGATTCATTTGGATCTATTCAAAAATTACATTCTAGAAAGACAGACATCCTTACTTTACAAGAAGATAAAATATCTTATGTACTAGCAGGTAAAGATTTGCTTACGGATGCAGGAGGGACTGGGTCTCTTACTTCAGTTCCAGAAGTGTTAGGTCAACAAATATCTAGAATAGAAGAGTTTGGTATAAGCAGAAACCCTGAAAGCTTTGCAGTGTTTGGAGCCGACAAGTTTTTTACAGATGAGCAAAGAGGAGCTGTTATACAGTTAAAAGGTGGTGCTTATAACCAAGAGTCATTGACTGTAATATCAGAGTCTGGAATGCGAGGATGGTTTAGAGATTTATTCCATGACAATTTTGATGCGCAGAAAATAGGGGGCTTTGACCCTTATATGAACGAGTATGTTCTGTCTGCTAATAGTATTACATTACCATTTGTAGGCAACTGTGACCTTTGCGGTAGCTCAAGAAATATAACAATACCAGTAGGTGAACAGGTTTCATATTGTGTAGATGTTACTCAAGAGGTCGGTACGGTAGAAATAGAATATGTTATTCCTAGCGGCGGCAATGACAATATTATAACTGAGGCGGATACGCCAAATCCAAATGCAGGATTAGTTAAAATGATTACAGAAACAAATTCAACTGCCGCTTCAGGAAATGAAATAATAATTGAAGATTCTACAAATAATAATACGTACACTATTACAGCCTTATATAACGGAACTTCTACTAGTGTAACTACTTCCGTTAATGGAATATTAAATGTGGCTAAAAATTCAGTATATGCTGAAGACATGACTATAGTGGTTTCTTCAAACAGCATTACAGCTGATACCATTGAGGTAACAGTTAACTGCCCAGAGCCTGATGAAATTACAATCATTCAAGTGGGTATAGGAAGTAATGCAGATGGAGGAAAGTTTATACACAATGAGTACAGGTGGCAAGATGGATTGTTTAATTCTCCTCTTCATAGTGAATTAATGGAATTTACAAATGGAACTAACAACCCTTTAGTTAGTCAGTTTTTAAGTTTAACTGGTGGTCAAGGAGCTGGTGTAATACCAGACGATGGTGCAAAGGTTATTATAGGTAGTAACAAGATTGGATTTGATAATTACAATTTTAAACGTGACACTAACAACTTTAGGTTTTTAAGAACAGCTACTGTATATGGAGAGTTTATACAATCAGACATAATAGCTTTACTTGCTGCATCAACTAATGTTACGCCTTTACAATTTAATATTCCGGAGGTTACCGCAACATTTACGATGCCTTCTGGAAATACGGGAGATACTTTATATTTGATTTATGATTATAGAGATTCCACAGAAGTACAGCTATGTTATTCTAATATAGATTTAAATGATGTTTGTTGTGTGGGATGTAACGTAGAGCCAACCCCTACGCCTACTCCAGAACCCACGCCAGCCCCACTAGCTTGTAATTCATACACTTTAGCATCACCGTCTACTTGTACTACTTATGATGTGTCAGCTAACGGCGGTGATACTATAAGAATTGACTTTACAGATTGTGATGGCAACCCAGATTTTATAGCTTCATTACCCGCTGGAGACGCTGTGGATGTATGTTCGACAACAATACCAACCACCACTCCAAGTACAGGTACGGTAACGGCAGGTTCATCTTGTGGAGGATCTGACAATATATTTACTTGGGAGAGTTGTAATGGGGTTCAATTACAAGAAACAGTTGGAGGCGGAAAGTCAGTTGTAAAATGTGCTCAGAATATACCCGTAAGAACATCAGGAACTAATGGTACTGTAACAGCAGGATCTGCGTGTGAACAATATAACTACTCAGCTATTCAGTGTGGTAGTAGTGGAACAAGAGTATTCTTATCAGGAAAGACTTCATTAGGTTTATTTAGTGTTGGTAATTTTGTTTATTATGATGAAATAAATTTAAGCGGATCAAATGTAAGTATAAGAAAATGCGCTCAAATAGAAATAGTAAATTGGGGTGATGGAGCTAGCGGTGATATTGTAGGAGAAGCATCCGCATGTAATGACCCTGTAAACTGTCCAAGCGATTCTACTGATAACCCTATTTGGATGTTTAATCAAAGACAAAATAATGGCGCAGATAGTTCGTCTCAATTAGAACCTTGCAATACAATATACTGTAACAATTCTGTGTTTACATCGATAACGACTACAAATAACATGTTTGCAAACAATACTTTGTTTTTTATTGACTCAAATTTCAATACTCCATTTAATGGAAATAACAAGTACTTTGGTTTTAGAGCACCGGCTACAGGAACTAAAAAAGCTGTAGCAGGTTTTATGGAGGGATGGGTGCAAATAGGAAATAACGGAAGAGTAATATCATTCTCTTTATGTTAAAAATTAATTAATTTTATACAATGGCTACAGCTGGAATATACTACATAGACACTTTTAATTTTGCAGATGCAACTGCTGTCTATACTGATGCGGCCTTAACTACCTTTGCGCCAGATGGTTTTTATCAAATGGGCGGTGTCACAGCCCGTCAACAAGTCGGTGGAGTTCTAGACCC